ATTGTTCTATGAGTGGTTTGATTGGTTTAAAATATGAGGTATTAGAATGGTTTTGTCGCCTATACTTAGTTGACGATGCCAGAGCCATGCTAGAAGGTATTCAAATCATGGAAAGAGCTGCGTTAAATGTCGTTAACGAGAAGGATAAATAAATGAGTTCAAAGACGAGATTTCAGATTGAAGCTTCCGTCACAGGGATGGAAGGTGTAAAGAAATTACAAGGATCTATTAGGCAATTACAGAAATCAACATTACCGACTTCGGTTGAGATTACTAAATTACGAACAGCAGCAAAAGAATTAGGAAGACAAAGTGATTTAACAGAGAACGATTTAAGGACTCAAGCAAGTGTTTTTAGGGAATTAAGAGCAAATGTATCTTTAACGGGTACAGCGTATAAAAAATTAACTGCTGACATACAAAGGGCCGAAAGAGCTTTAGAAAAAGCTGCGGCGGCAGGTAAACGATCTAGCTTCAGCTTTGGTAAGGCTGCTAAAGGATTAGGAGCTGTTGCTGGTGCTGGTGTCTTTGGAGGGGTCGAGGGTGCTGCTGGTGCATCCCTTGGTTTAGTTCTCTCAGGTGGCAACCCTGGTGCTGCATTAGCTGGTGGTGCTGTTGGAGCACAGCTTGGTATGGGGCGTAGGCAACTAGGAGAGATAGGTATCTATCAGGCTTCACTTAAAAAACAACGATTAGCCTTAGAGCTGGTTATTGCAGATACAGATAAATATAAAAAAGCCCAAGAGTTTTTAGCTGAGAGTAGTGAAAAACTTGCGATACCTCAAGATGTAATCGTTAGACAATTTACTGCGTTAACAGCTTCAGTAGTTGGTGCAGGTCAATCAGTAGAAGACGCACAAGAGGTATTTCTTTCAATAGCTTCTGGTATTCGTGGTACTGGTGGAAGCCTAGAAGACATGAAAGCTGCTATGACGGCTACTGCCCAAGTATTCAGTAAGGGCAAGGTATCTGCCGAAGAGCTTCGTCAACAACTCGGTGAACGTCTACCAGGTGCGTTTACTATTTTTGCATCGTCTATGAAAATGAAACCCGCCGAGTTAGATAAGGCGTTAGAGCAAGGTAAGGTTACTTTGCAAGACTTTATGGGATTCAGTAAATTTCTGTTTAAAGAGTATGGTAAAAATGCAGAGATATTAGCGACATCACCCGCCGCCGCAGGGGATAGATTAGCTACTGAGTTTTCAAAATTTAAAGATACTTTTGGAGGGTTCTTTGCAAATATTGGAGCATCACTACAAGACGGAACAACAAATATACTTAAATTTTTTAATACAAATCAAGTAATAATTAAAAAATACGTTACAGACATAGTAAATATCTCTGTCGGTATTGGGACTGTTTTTAAAAAAGTATGGACTGATATTTTCGGTGGTCTAGGTCAAGCATTAGTAACTTCCTTTAATTTTATAAAAAACCAATTCAAGAAATTAGCTGACTTTATTAATGGCTTTTTTCAAGGGTTTAAAAAATTATGGAACGCTTTCGCAGAGGCTATGGGTCATTTGGGATTAGGAAGGTTATTTGAAGTGCCTTGGATTTCAATCAGTGATGAAACAGGAGATACTTTAAAAACTAATTTAGATAAAGTAACTAAACCTTTAAATGACTATAAAAAAGAATTAAAAGAGTTGTTTGATAAAAATAGTGGTTTATCAATAGAAGAAGTTTTTGGTACCCCTAAATTTGATGAGTTTATTAAGAAAGCAATTGAAGCAAAGGAAGCTGCTAATAAGTTAAACAATGAATTAGATAAGACAGGAGATAAGATAAATATTTGGCAAGACATGAAGGCTGGTGCAATGGCCTTTAAAAACTCAATTGTTGATATAAGTAAACAGATACAGGATGTGACCCAGAACGCATTTAATCGTATGGCTGATTCCCTTACGGAATTTGTGTTGACTGGAAAGTTAAACTTTAAAGAGTTTGCTCGTTCTGTTATTGCTGACATCACAAAGATATATGTAAAGAGTCAGATCTTAGGAATGTTTGATGGATTAGGAAGCCTATTTGGTGGTAGAAAAACTTCTGTTGGAACGCAGGTAGGTAATGATCTAGGAGATCATTTAGGGAGCCTGAAGTTAATTAAAAATGCGAAAGGTAATGTCTACGCACAAAACGGAATAGTACCTTTTGCTAAAGGTGGAATAGTTGATGGAATAGTTAATAAGCCAACAATTTTTCCTTTTGCAAATGGTGGTGTTGGCTTAATGGGTGAAGCTGGTTATCCAGAAGCAATAATTCCTTTAAAAAGAGGTAGAGATGGAAAACTTGGAGTATCTGGAGGTGGTGGTACTTCAGTAGTCGTTAACGTAGATGCTTCTGGTTCTGAGGTAGAAGGAAGTGAAGGTGATGCAGCAGCTTTAGGTCGAGCAATTTCAGCAGCAGTTACACAAGAATTAATTAACCAAAAAAGACCTGGAGGGCTTCTTTCAGCAGCTTAATTATGACTGTATTTCCTAATGTTGAGGTGTCATACGGTATCTCAAAAAGCTCAAAACCTAACTTTAAAAAAGTTCAATTTGGTGACGGTTATTCTAAACAAATAACATGGGGTGCAAATCAAAATCCTAAGACTTGGAATCTTTCTTGGAATAATTTGACGAACGCAGATGCTTTAATTGTTGAAAAATTCTTAGACGATAGAGCTGCCGATGCAGACTCATTTAGTTGGATACCAGTTGATTTACAAAAATGGACGGCTTCTACTGCTTATTCTGTTGGTGATATTGTTCAACCATTAACTGTTCCTGATCCCTATAACGGTTTAGTTTTTAAAGTAACTGCTGTTTCTGGTAGTTCACCATATACAAGTAACACAAGTGAACCAACTTGGCCTACATCATTATTGGCGACTCAAACTGATAACGAATTAACTTGGACCGCTATTAGTTATCAGTGGTTGTGTTCTAAATGGAATAAAAAGATGAGTTACCCAGGGTATTCATCTATAACCGCAACCTTTATGGAGGTCTTTGAACCCTAATGGCTGTACCTGTTTCTGAATTACAAAAATCAAACCCTAGCGCAATTATTGAGCTATTTATTTTGCAGTTAAGTACGGCAATACATGGAACAAATACAATTCATCGTTTTCATGCTGGTACAAATCAAAACGGTAATGGTGAAATAGTTTATGGCGGTGTTACCTATGTTGCGCTACCTGTACAAAGCGAAGGCTTCGGTTACAACGTAAAGACTTCACCGCGCCCAACGCTCCGTATTGCCAATGTTGGAGGAAATATAACCACAATCCTTGCGACTCTTTCGATGGGGTTAGAAGGTGCTTCATTAACAAGACGTAGCACACTTTTAAGATATTTGGATGCAACTAATTTTTCAGGTGGTTCAAGTCCACATTCTCCAGATACCACTGCATATTGGGATGAGCGATTCGTGGTAGACAGGAAAGCTATAGAAAATAGAGAGATCGTCGAATATGAATTAAGAGCTAGTTATGACTTGCAAAGCATAAAAGTTCCTAGACGACAAGTCTTGCCTAATGACTATCCTGGCATAGGTAGTTTCGTTGCATGAACTGGAAAGCAGAAGCGTTAAAACACGCAAAGAAAGAAAGTCCTAATGAAAGCTGTGGGCTTGTCGTTGAAATTAGAGATTATCCTTATTATTTCCCTTGTAAAAATATTGCAGATAATCCAAAGAACGATTTTATTATTAATCCACGCGATTGGAAAGTTGCAGCAGATAGCGGAAAGATCATAGGTGTTGTTCATTCTCACCCAGTTACAACGGCTTTACCGTCAGCAGTGGATAAAGCAGCCTGTGAAAAGACAAAATTAAAATGGTATATCGTTCAACCTTTTTATGAAACTTGGAGCTGTATTGTTCCTTCTAATTGGAAGCAACCTTTGATTGGTCGGCAATATTGTTGGGCTATTAATGATTGTTATTCTGTAGTGCGTGACTATTTTAAACAAGAATTAAACATAGATTTAAAAGATGCAGCACGTCCAGCAAGTCCAGCGGCATTTAAAAAGCTAAATATATTTGATAAAAAATTTAAGGCGTATGGATTTAGAGAATTAAAAGAGAAAGAAGAACTAAGAAAAAATGATGTTGTCTTGATGGCGTTAGGTTCAAAAACAATTAACCATATTGGCGTTCTGATGTCAGATGACTATAAACTCTTGCATCATTTAGAAAATAAATTAAGTGGTTGTGATTTGTTGACAGGATCTCTATTAAAATCGGTGAAGCGGCGGTTACGTTTTGTCTTTATCTAAGATCAAGTTATATGGCGAATTAGCTGAGTTTTGCGGCGGTGATGTTTTTGAAGCTGAAGTAAATTCAGTTGGGCAAGCAATGAGTTTTTTAATTGCGAATTTTAAAGGGGTTCAAGGTCATGTGGTGCAGAATCAATATCATGTTTTTGCAGGTGATTGGAATATGAATGAAGAAGAATTGAATTTACCTACAGGAAAAAGTGAAATTAGTATTGTTCCAATTGTGGCGGGTAGTAGTGGAAATAATGGATTGTTAAGCGTAATAGTTGGTGCGGCGTTAGTTTATGCGACTGGAGGACTTGGGGCAGGGTTTGGCTTAGGGTTTGGTGGTGCTGGTGGATTACTTGGGTCTACGGCCTTAAGTGGTTACGTCGCAAAGTTAGGAGTCACTCTTGTCTTAGGTGGAATTTATCAACTTTTAAATCCTGCGGAAGAGATACCAGAGCAAGAGCAAGACCCGCGTAATTCCTTTGCATTTAGTGGGCTCACACAAAGTAGCCGTGCGGGAATTTGCGTTCCTCTTATATATGGAAATGAGATTATGTGTGGAAGTGTTCTTATTTCTAGTTCAGTTGATACCAACCAAGTAGAGGTTTAACTATGGCAAAAGATACCCTTGATTCAAAACAGTTTTCTAATCGATTACATCTTTTAGGTGAAGGTGAAATTGGTGGTTTGATTAACGGTGCAAAATCTATTTATTTCAATAACACACCCTTAGAAAATGATAGTGGTGTAAGAAACTTTGATAATGTCACCTATGAAGAAAGAAAGGGAACATCAAGTCAAACATACATTCCGATTACTGAATTTCCTAGCAATATTGAAAATACATCTCTAACAACAATTGTTAAAGCAACACCTGGGATTGTTCAAATTACAGATCCAGATGTTGATGCTGTAAAAGTAATTATTAATGTTCCTCAGTTGTTCCGAATAACTTCTAAAGGTGATTATCGAGGAGCAGAACTTCAACTAGAAATTGGCGTTAAATATAACGATGAAACCGATTACACGACAAAAATTTCAGGTGACGATGGAAAGATTACGGGGATGACCCAAGACTTATATCAAAGAGAATATTTAATCAAATTAAGAAGTGCAGCATTTACAACGGCTGACATTAAGGTCACAAGGATTAGCGACGATACAAGTTATCCCTTACTTACTGCGTTTAATTGGGCTAATTACATCCCGATAAAATATGATCAAAAGACTTATCCGAATAGTGCATTAGTAGGGATCAGGCTAGACGCAGAAACATTTACAAGCCTGCCAAAAGTCACGTTCAAAGTACGTGGGATGAAAATTAAAATCCCAAACAATGCGACAGTCAGAGCAGACGGAAGTTTGGAATATTCAACCACCACTGCTTTTAACGGCACATTTAAAACTGATAAGGCTGTTACGTGTTGCCCTGCTTGGATACTTTACGACTTGTTAACTAATACCAGAAGTGACGGGACTGCATACGGCTTAGGTGATCTTATTAATGCGGCTGATATCGATGTCTACTCTATTTATTCAGCCAGTCAATATTGCAACACTCTTATTGATGATGGAACGGGTACAGGTGCAACGGAACCTCGTTTTTCATGCAATGTTTGTATCAACTCAGCGAAAGAAGCTTATACAGTTATAAATCAAATGACCTCTGTCTTTAGAGCGATGAGCTATTGGTCGGCGGGAGCGATTAGTTTAAGCCAAGATTCTCCAAAAGATGCTTCTTATTTATTTAGTTTAGCTAATACAATTTACCCACATTTTACTTATTCAGATAGTTCATTAAATACAAGATGTACGGTTGCTATTGTTAAATATTTCGATAATGAATTAAGAGACTATAACTATGAGGAAGTAAAAGATACTGCGAACATTGCTAGGTACGGGCATATTGTTAAAAATATCAACGCTTTCGCTACTACATCAAGAGGAGCTGCGAACAGACTTGGTAAGTGGATGAATTACATGGCGAACGTAGAAAAGTCCACTGTCACCTTTGTTTCTTCTATCGAATCTTTATTAGTCAGGCCTGGCGATGTTATAGAAATAGCTGATCAAATGAAAAGTGGACATAGGCGATCAGGACGTATTAAATCAGCAACAAATCAAGCAATTACGGTTGATGATATTTCAGGAATAACTTATGACGCTAGTGAGTCACCTTTCCTTTCAGTCATTCTTTCAGATGGTTCAGTTGAGATAAAAGCAGTTCAGAGTATTTCTTCAAATGTAATTACAGTTTCTAGTGCGTTTTCATCAGTTCCTAAAGATGTTTGGACATATGAAACAACAGTGGGAAGTAATAAAATACAAAATTCACAATGGCGCGTTGTTGCAATAGAGGAACAAGAAGATAGAAATTATGCGTTCACTTGTGTTGAATATAATTCTGGAAAATTTAATCATATTGAAAGCAATATTGCATTAACAACAAGAGACATTACGAACTTAAATGAAGTTCCTCCAGCTCCTTCTAGTGTTACTGCATTAGAAACAATCTATGAAGATACAGGAATTGCAAAAGTAAAAATTATATTAACTTGGGGTACAACTTTAATAGAAGAGAATATTAATGGTGTTTCTTCTAAAGTAATTAAAACATTTGATAAACAATTTATTCGCT